TTGCTTTCTAGCAGCGGTTAGTTTCTTAGCTTCCTTAAGCTTCTTCTTAGATGCCTTATCAACACCCTTTTCACCTTTTAATTCATCTTCAGGACGATTGCCAATAACTGGGTTATCTAGATCTGCCTTTGGATCTCCAAATTGATGTGTTTTATCTTTACCTACATTTGTAGCAGAGAAAACATCATCACCAGCATGAACGAAATTCTTATGCTTAGTAACTAAATGGCGCTTCCAAAAGTTCTTTTCGCCTTCTGGCTTTGGCTCATAATACTTAGCATTTGGATCTTCTACTTCGTGAATATTAGTCTTCTTCATTTGCTTCTTCCGCTTTGATCAGTGTTGTTGAATAACTGTGAGCCAATATATTCTTTACGAAGTTCAATTGCGGCGCTTGTACGTGATGACATAATATCATCAATAGCGGCCTTTAGGTTTTCGTGATCCTGATTCATGGCAAAATCAACTACATCATCGATTGTATATGGCATAATTTGCTCCTTAATTATCTATTATTTATTACGAAGTGAAATTCACAGGAAGCACTTCAGCTTGGTGTGTATCTGTTTTTTTCTTACGGTGTTCTGGTGATTTGCGTGTATATGGCCCAGATTTTCCTTGAACTATTTGAGTTTGCTTTGGTCCACCTCCACCAGAACTTTGTTGTGGTTCTTGCTTTTCCTTGGCTGCTCCTGGTGGAGTAGAATCTCCAGGAACATCACCACCTTGAGCACCGGCCGCAGCAGCTTGTTGATCCATCATTTGTTGCTGCATTGGAGTTGGCGGTTCAGTAGCAATCTGCTTTTGCATGGATTCAATATCTTCATCAGACATTTTAAGAACGTTCTTTTTAATCCATTCTTGAGAATAATATAAACCTACATATGGATCTAATTGTTGAAGTGTAGCAATTCTTTCACGAAGAATTTCGGCTTCTTTTAATTCATAAAAATAGTTATCATTATTATAATTAAATGTAATTTTATCTTTATATTGAATCCAATCTTCTAGATTTAGAATTCCCTTTAGTACTAATTGCTTTTCTAGTACATGTAAAAATAACTGTGCAAATCTTAGGCGAAGACGATTAATAAGCTTTTGGAATTTTAGTTCATCTTGTGTAATTTCAGCAGAACGTCCTAAAGAGAATCCAGTTGTATCTGAATCTAATCTAGATAAAGGAACTGCTAGAGCCTTATAAAGCTTCTTTTCAAAGTAACGTACATCTGCTAATTCACCTAGATTTTGACCAGATGGAAGTGTAGAAATTTCTGTACCGCGACCACCTTCACGGCGAGGTAACCAGTAATCTTCTAGCATGGTCATAAACTTACGATCATCTCTTACATCACCAGTTGTGGCATCATAAACTAGACGATTCTTATGTCGGACCATCATATCACGAACATATTGCTCGGCCTTCATCTTTGGAAGATTGCCAACATCAATATAGAAAATACGACGCTCAGGAGCACGCGAAATACGATAAATTACTGTAGCGTCTTCAAGCATACGAAGTTGATTGAGTGGCTTAATTGCCTTATGAAGATAACCAAGAACCATCTTGTTATCTTTATCTGTTAAGCCAGATGTAATATGTACAATAGAATCTTTAGCAATTCTTAGGCCTTGATTTTCCATTCCGGTCATAGATGAACCGCGGAAACCGCGTTCAGTATACATATAGAATTCATCGGCTACAATATTAACAAATATATTTCCACGCTTTTCGCGACGCATATTACGAACTTTACGAATTTTTCTTGGATCAATATAACGAAGTTCTTGAATTCCAAGGCGTGGATTTGTCTCATCAATCATTACATGGTAATATAATCTTCCATCTACATACCAGCGACGAAACAATTCATATCCATAATTTTGGAAATTTAAAAGTTCTGAAACAGTATTCCATTCATCAATAATAGTATTTTTAATATTATCTGGAACATCAATAACATCTAGACCATCTAAATTGATATCTACTACATTTTCATTACCATCTTTTACAATAGCTTCATTGACAATATCATCAATGGCCTGTTCAACTTCTGGTTGAATAGACATTTCACGGTATTTAGCTACAATTTCAGCCTCAGATTTTGCAGAACCTTCTAGATCTAGATACGTGCCATATGCACCACCAGCAGATACGGTCAAAGCTCCATCATCTGTCTCCGGTGGAGTAAATGATGGAACCTCGACCGCGTCGGTAGGTTTACGTTTAATTTCAAATCCAAATAGTTCTACACCAGCCATAGGCTCTCCTACTCAAATAACAAAAAGGATAGATTTATTCTATTTATCCTTAGTTACTGGGTACCAGTTAGTGGCTTTGATGTTCCGGTTGGATCAATTGTCCAATAATCGTATTCGAATGTTACTTGGAATTCTTCAATTCTGTTTGCATCACTCCAATCTAGTGCAATACTTTGAATGCTCTGTGGATATAGTCCAGAGAAACGGTATTGACGAAGAGTGTTTCCGGCCTTATCGTATTGTGTCACGATAGCATCTGCCTTATAGTTTAGAGCAGATTCACCAAGTAGACGTAAGTTACCAACATGTTGATTGATTGCATTTGACCAAGATTCTAGAGCATTGCGAATCGCAAAGTCTTCATCATTGATTACTGTTACTGACCATGGTTGGAATTCACGATCTCCAGCCATTTTAATATTGCGACCAAAATATGGGATTGTGATCAATCCAAGAGTAGATTCTGGAATTGATGCCGTACGTACTAAAAATGGAACTTTACTGAAATCTAAACTAATTCCTGGTGGGCTGAATAGCTGCACGGTGAATAGTGTACTGCGTGCACCACCACCCTGTAGCTTATTCTTAAAGTCATTTACACTAAAACTGTAAGCCATTTGCGTTCTCCTTATTAATCTTTATTAGAATTGTCCAATGATTGTGTTGAAGTCAACGCCTGAAGCAACAGCTACGAAGTTTAGTTGGATGTAGTTGATTGAGCGGGCTGGCTTAATATAGATATCACCAACAAATTGATTTCCATCTACTACTGATGGTGGGTTATTTGTTTCATCACAGATAACCTTAAAGTCAGTAATACCGCGGCCGCCTTGGATATCGCGTAGATATGGCGTTACTAGTCCAACAAATTGTGCACGTGTAAATGAATCATTGAATTCAAATAGAGAAGATTGTGCTGCTCTAGAGATTGCCTTTTCAAGAGTAATGAATAGACGACGTACATTGATTCTATCAAATGCTGATGGAGTAGCAGCAAGAGTCTTATCACCAAATAGTACAGTTCCTTGTCCTGGGAATGTAGTTACCGGATTAATACTTGCTTTATAAAGATTATCTCTCTGAGCTTGGTTTGGATTTAAAGCTAGTCGAGATACATTCTTAATTTGGCCACGTGAGAATCCAGCTGGTGAGAACCATGGTTGACGATTTGTATCTGTGTAAACGCAAGTTCCTGCAACATCACCATTTAGTGGTACCCAACGTAGAACATCGTTATACTTATCATATTGATACTTATAACCAGAATCCATTACTGCATATGTAGAAGCTGTAGATAGATTATTTAAGAATGCAAGCATATTAGCCACTGCGTCGCCTGCTGTAGTTTGTACTACAGCATCTGGTAGAGCTGGTGAAATGAATGCTACGCAGTCCTTACGAACGTTTACAATGTTTGAAATGATATAGTTTGCAATGGTTGAATAATTTTGTGTGTTGCTTGATGGAGAAGTTGTTTCTGCGGCAACACCACGAGCCTTACCAGCAAGTACTAGAGAAATATCTGATGTTACTTTAGACTTAAAGAAGTCATAACCAGAAGTAATTGCTGTAAGTGAGCAGTTTGCTTCACCATTTCCGTCTAGACCACCAGTAAATGTTTGTGTAAATGGTGATTGGTTTGTTGAATTTGCAACTGTGCTTGAATTTGCAGAAGCTGCGCCGGCACGATCATTTCCAAACCAAACATAGTTTGAGTTATTATTAAGAATAGTCTTATAATAAATGCTTGTATTTAAAACTGATTTAGCATCAGTTGCGCGTGATAAATGCGGGAATACTTCTAGAACTGTTCCTGGAACACCAGTAATCAATCCACCAGCATCTGTAACGACAACGTGCACTTCATCTACTGCAGTATATCCTTTTGATTGTAGATATGCAGAAGTTGTTGGAGCTGCATCAACTTGGTTGAAGTATTCCCATTGTGATAGTACTGTATTTTGTGTTACATTTCCTGCTAGATATACTGGTGAAGCAAGATTAATTGTTACTGTAGTTGTATAGGTACCAGAATTTGAAGTTTCTGTTCCAGACGCAGTAAGTGCAGAGATTTTATTTACTTGTGTTCCTGTTACAGTATTTCCTAGAGATACTAGATCGCCAATTGTTAGCCATGTTGAAATATTTTGAGCTGCAGTATTTGCTGTACCAGCTGCATTTGCTTGTAGTATAAGAAGAGCAACGTTCGAACCAGTATTTGATGTTAGTGAAAATGATGTTACGTTGGTATAAGTTGTTTGTACAACTGAAAGACTTACATTCTGCGAATATGCATTTGGATTATCACAGACAGAAACTTTTAGAGAATTTCCAAGAGTACCTGGATACTTTGCTACATATAGAGCATTTGATGATACAGAAGTATTGTTATAGCTATCTGTATTTAGAACTTGTAAGTTAGCTGTTGCTGTGGCATTAATTGATGCATAAGCATTGTATGCGCCATCAATTACGCGAACTAGATTTAGTGCATTGCCATAGGCTAAGAAATTAGCTGCGGTATAGAATGTTTCGTAATTGCTTGAAGTTGGTTTACCAAACTTGGATACGACATCTGCTTCCGAAGTAACTAAATTGATCTGATTAACTGGACCCCAGCTAAAGATACCTGCAAATGCACCAGCAGTAGTAGATACTGCTGGAATTACTGTTGTTAAATCAATTTCGCTAACATTGATTCCAGGACTTACTTGAATTGCCATTTTTCTTCCTCCGTGTAAGAAAATCTCTTAGATAGTCTGTGATTATTTATAAATTTAAAGTTTTAAGACCAACCACCGTGTGGGCCGATGTCCAAATCATAAAATGGATCTACTCCCGGAATTAGACTATCACCATCATCTTGAAATCCAAATGGTGTAAAATCATCTTCTAATAAACTATCTGCTTCTTCTACAAGTTTAGCTCTAATATCAGTTTCAGTAAGTTCTTTAAAATATGGCTGAGCAGTCAACCAACCAAATAGAACACAACACATTACTAAATCATCATGGAAACCTTCTTCAGCTTCATATGACGCTTTTACTTCAATAAATCGCGCCATCTCATAGATAAGATCATAATCATTAATAATTAATTTATTATTTTCTACAAGAGATTTAAAGTTGCCACAACCAATTCTCTTTACTTGCTTTGTAGTACGAACACCAAATTGTGGACGGCCTTTACCAAATCCACCACCAATTCTTTGCCCGGCTCTACCCTTAGTCTGTGTTACCATTACTCCATCATATTCCAAATCATTATGAAGAATATCAGCAACCTGTTGCCCAATATCATTTGTTTCTACAAGAACCATAGCTCCGACATAATGCTGAGCTACTTGGTAAATGACTGTAGGATAGATTAGAGGAGAGATTTCATTGGATTTAAATTTAGCTACTATATTATATGGAATAGTTGTAACATCAAAAACTACAAATGCTGAGTAGTCAATATCAACACCTCTTGAAGTATCAACTACTATTACATACTTACGCCCTTTTTCCGGATGTCTGTAAACATCTACTCCAGCAGATTGCATAATTGGATTAATGTAAGTCAATCTTTGAAGAACACGTCCATCAATAAGAGTATTAGATGATCCCAGGAATTCGCATTCAAATTCTTGTGAGAATTGTCTTTCAGAAGTATTAGAGATAGTTTCAATCTTCCATTTTTCATCTCTTCCAGGAATATCTGACCAATGCACAGATTGGCGAACATATCTATTTCTACCTTCTTCAGAATCAGTCCAGATCTTATAGAACATATTCATTCCATTTGGTGTGGAAGTAATCATGACTTTAGTTGTCTGGCCAGAAGAAATCGTAGGATATACTGAAGAAAAGAAATCATCTTGTAGATTATTTGGAACGAAGGCAAATTCATCAAGATAGATTAGATTTTGAGAAGTACCACGAATTGCAGATGATGACGTAGAAGATGCAAGAATCTTTGAACCATTTTCTAGTTCAATATTACCTTTATTCCATTCAACTACACCTTGTTGAAGCCATCTTGGAAGATGTTCAAAAGCATTCTTAATTCTTTCTAGAATTTCACGTGATTGCTTTTCTTTGTTGGCAAGAATAGCAATAGAGAAGTTATCTGTGAATAGAATATACCACAAAAGAAGTGCAGCGATAGTTGTAGTCTTTCCCACCTGACGTGGCATTTTTGCAATAAAAAAACGATTAGCAATAGCTGCTTTAACCATTTCTTCTTGGAAAGGCCAAAGATCAAATGGAATAAGACCACGATCAACGTTGATGATCTTTACATATGTTTTAATAAAGTAAATTTGATCTCTAGAACAACGATCATATTCTAGAATCTGTTCGCCACTCCATTCGTGGCGAACATCAGCTCTTTTTAGATTCTTATTGCCTAGATAATTTGTATTAGTCAGTTGTGCCATTACGAAGATCTTTTAATGCTTTAGCAAGATCTGATGTAGATCCAACAAAGAGATTATTATTAATTGTATCTGGACCGGTTTGTTGTTCAACTCCGGTAATCTCTTTCTTTTTCTTATGTAGATCTATTAAATCTTTATTAGCTTCTCTACGAACATTTAATAGAGTAGAAAGAACTTCAAATGCTCTGGGATGTTGTGATTGTTTAGCAATATCAAACATAGTTTCAGTAGCATCAGCTGATTGCTTAATAATATCATATACCATTGTACGAGCATATGCTATATCTTGCTCAGCTTGATTATCTATTTCTGGTGTTTCTTGATATACTACTAAATCATTTTCTTTTACTACAGAAGTTATATTTAAAATATTAGCAAGTATATCTTTCTTTGAATCATCATTATTCATAATTCTGTCCTAAAATTTCACTTATAATACCATAATTACTGTTAGAATATATATTAGCCACAGGAATTGTAGTATTTGCATCAGAAGTTGGCTGGCCATTTGCAGTCAACCCTGGTCTTACATATACAGTTTCATTTGGAGGTAACGTACCAATAATACTTGGCGTAATAAATCCAGATGGAACTTCAAAGTTAATATTAATTTCTTTAATTACTGCACCAGAAGACAATGGACCATATACATAAGCTTTCATTGTGAAGTCTAAAGTCCAAAGAACATATTCTTTATCTTCAAATGAATTCTCATACAATTCTTCTTGATTGACATTGTTTAAAATAAGAGGAATTGTAATTGGGCCATAATTCATTTCTGGAATTATATCAATAGAAACATTTAAGGCTGGTGTAAAATATGGAAGAATCTGCTCTACTATTCGCATTCCATCTTCGGTATTTCTAGAAATAATAGTTAATTTAAATGCAATATTGTATGGAACAGGATTTAATTGAGAATTAAGAGTACCCGAACTTGAAGATCCAGTAGTATTCTTTTTAAGAGTATTAAGTTTTCTGTCAGAATCATATCTAATATCTGTAATCTCAAAAGCCATACGTGGCCAAACTTGATTAACTGGACGCAATAAATCTGGATTTTGCTCTTCACGAGTTAGATATCTTTCCTTTGGTCCATATGCCACAGGAATTTTTATAGTTTTTACTTCATTTCCATTTGAATCTACACGCTCAATATAGACATCATTAAATATTGTGCCAAAAAGAGCTACATATTTTCTTATAGATCCATTATACCAACTTTGACCTAACATATCTTACTCATTAAATGGATTTGCTGCTGAGAATTCAAATACTTGAGATTGCTCTTTAAAATATTCATTTTGAGTAGTACCATCTACTGAATCTGGTGTAAATGAATCTACAAAGAGATGGCGACCATCTTCGGTAGTTAAAAATAATCCTGCTTCTGTAGTAATTAAATGACCATCTGTAGCAAATGAATATTCTGGTTCAATTACATCAATATCTTCAACACCAGTATTAAGCAATTCATTTGAATAATTGAAGCGTTCACATTTTAATTCAAAAAATTGTAGAGATCCAGTTTGATAGAATGTAGATTCATGTTCTACAAATTTTATTTCAAATATAGCATTTGGAATAGAGAAATAGATAAGATCGCCTTCACGAGGACGAAGAAGATTATATGGTACACCAATATCTTCTTGAAATCTTGATCTAGAAACGCAGAATGTAATTTGGTCTGCCATGTTAATTCCAAATTTAGACATAAGATCTGGCTGACCACCCCAACCTTCAAAATTCTTAATATACATTTCCATATGAATAGCATTATTGAATTCTGATGTTGGATCTTCTAAGAATAGCTTATCAATATTTGGAGTAGTACGTGGAAGATAGATTACATCCACGCCAAAGATCTTGATCATCTCTACGGTGAGATTATCAAGAAGTCTTTGTTCAGAAGTAAAATTTTGATTATTAAAAAAGAAATTTGTTGTTGGCATAAGTTAAACTTCCACTATAGACACACTATTTATTGATTTGCATCTATCATATATAAAAAGTTCATATCACCCGATCATATCTGCAACTGGCAAGCTGTAGCTATTAATCATTTCATGCTCAAGTGCTTCAATTTCTTCTACAGAATCGTTATAAATCTTATCACCGTTAAATTCCATTCCGCCTGGAAGTTTAATTGTAATAAACTTAGTAAGATTTGAGCCCCATTGCTTTTTAATCATAGCTGTGGCATATCTTTGAAGCCAACGGTCATTCCATACCCCAGAATACACTTCTGGATCTACAATTTGATATGCCTCAACAATTAGATATTCACCAACACCAACTTTACTCCAATCCATATCGACATAAAGAATATTCATATTACGATTGAATCTAATTTGTGTTTCGCCAACAAGAAGTTGTTCTAAAAATTGAATGTGTTGCATGGCCATATAATATGGAACCATTGTTGTTGCAGTTAGATCGTATAGATCATTAAGAGCAATTTGGTAACGAATATTGAATAGATTGTTTGTAGATAGAGATTGACCTACAGAAAAGATACGAACAGCACCAATAATATTTGATGGTAGAGTAATATATCTATTATCCATATCAGTTTGTGTAATAGGACCATACTTATAATATTGCTTCTCTGATCCTTCAAAGTGATAATCCCAGTAATACTTTAGAGCATCATCAATGCGATCTTCTACTTGATCATCATCAACGTTAATCTCGATTACTGGATCTCCCAGACGTCTTAGGCAATATTGTTTAAATTCGTCTCTAGATGTAGGTATGGCCATGTAATCACCCTATTATTTTAAATTATTTATAATCTTTCCCTTTATACAACATTTCCAATTGAACAAACTTGTCAAATAACTTGTCCCCAAGAACCTCTCTCGGATTTTTTGCTATTTTTTTAAGTTGTGGTCTAATAGTATGCATACCTTGCAATCCCCAAGCACTCAAATCGTCATCATTAGTTTCAGATTTTATATTAGTGAAGTCATATTTAAAAGGAATCAAACCTAAAAACTTTTCAATGGATTGAACTTGATCTTCAGGATTTTGAATCAATTGGTCGTAATCAATTAATAAAAGTCGATTGCCCGCATCTCTTTCAGCACAAACCAAACTTTCCATACAGTCCTTCACCATATTATTCCACATCTCAAGCATCATATTTTCATCAGTTGCACGTATATGGCGCTTTTGAAGAACCTGAGTCATATAACTGTTTGGATTGTTATGCAATAAAGTAAGCCAAGAGGCCATTATACTAGGCAAATCTCTGGTAGTAGCAACCATCTTAATTTCTTTTTCAAATAAGATTGTAGATGCTGGCATATTTTTACCCCACCCACGATTCTTATCAATAATAATTTGTTCTGGTCTATGTTCCCATGTAGCATGAATCATTGCTCTAGTAATATTTGTAAGCTGCTTTTCATTTGGATTTGCTATAAATGAAGGCAAGTTTCTCCAAGCATTTTGGTTCTCGATAAGAATATCAAGCATAGGAGATGTTGGAGTTACATATACTTCAGGGTGCTGATTAAGAATAGCAGTTAAGACCGTTGAACCCGATCTGGGTAATCCTGATAGAAAGTGAAAAGTTTTCATTATGTTAATGATCTCAATATTTGTTGTTTTTGTTCAATGGTTAGTTGTTGTGTTTGGTATATATTTTTTAAAGTACTAACAATCTCTTCTCTTCTTTCGTCTTTATTAGAATATTGTACGAATACTATAGCACAATTGACAAAATTTTGAAGATCTTGTTCTTTGAAATAATGATTGAGAAGAAACCAAAGCGTCCAGCAATTGGTGGGATTGGTTTCAAATTCATCCTTAAGCATCTTGACATATAATTCTGGTCTAGATTTCTTTTTAAAATCTTGATCATGTATCAAATAGATCATGTCATTATAAATTTCAACTTCATTGCGGTTTTTATGCTTAAACCAAAGATGTTCGTAGATAGGTTGAGCCCAGGTATAATCGTGTCTTCTATGAATCTTATTAGTAGGAAGACTGTGTGGGGGACCAACTCTAACACTCTTAGTATAAAGATCAAGTCTGTCGCAAGCAATATTAGTTACATTTGGATTTTCTCTGATAGTCTTCGTCATCTCGTCTAGAACATTAATCGAAAAATATTCATCAAGATCAGGAGATAAACACCAATCAACATTCTGAGGAATCATATCTAAATTATAATTTCTAGCTACATTGAATATCCAAGGAGTAAAAATCTTTTGCTCTAAAATAAGATTAGGATCAGACTCTGCTGCTTTTTGAAATGCTTCATATGTTCCATCCGTAGAACCTGTATCAAGAATACAACGATATGTGAAGTCTTTAGTATAATAAAGCCATTTCTCTACATACTGAAGCTCATTCTTACAAATCGTATATGCACACGCAATCATGATTTATCCTTTCGGTAAAATAAAATATCTACCGCAGAATTCATATAGGGTACAGATTTTTCTAAGGTCAGGTATTTTTCAATTTCAGCAAACACATTAAACTCATCATCTTTCCAAATCACATATCCTCGGTTATCAATGTCAGCGGGTACCATTCTAATATGCTCATTCAATACCACCAAATAACCATTAGGCTTCAATGCAGACACTAATGCCTCAATAGCCTTAGTCGGATATTCGACATGTTGAAGTACTAGAGATGCAATAGCAACATCAACACCTTCTAATATATCATATGAGTTGGCTGTTTTAAATTTATTTAGATTAGATACATACAGAGTTGCAAATGTTAACATACTATCACTAATGTCAATACCAATTACTTGTGCGTCTAATTGATATACCAGTTCTTTACTGATACGGCCCATGCCGCATCCAAAGTCTAATACGACATCGTTTGGATTTATTATATTTTCTTTTTTGATTGCATTTATAAGAAACTGTGTTTCTCTTTCAAACTTGCTTGGATCGTTTGGATCTGTAGTAAGTACTACATTTTTAGCTTGATCAAATGCAACGACATCAAATGCCTGTTTAATATATGCCATTAGACTGTTTTCATAAATGCAGTTTGAATAGGATTGTCTAGAGATATCAACTGAAGTTCATGCCAATGACATTGAATAAAGAATTCGACGGCCATTCTTGGACTCATTTGAGCAGGAAATGTATTTGATCCGTCATCATATTTCCAAACAGTAGTATCATCACAAAGAATTACACCACCCTTTCTGAGCAGCTTCCACGCTAAAACAAGATCAGACATAACAGGCCCTGCTCTATGATCCCCATCAATATAAATCAATTCAGCCTTAGCTCCAATATTACGAAGATATATTAGACCATCTTCACTAGGAAGTTTAATGTGTTTGATCTTGTTATCAGGGCAGACTTGCATGTTATGATTAAAGTTGTCGGAAACCATAGTAAAATCTTCACTCATATCATTGCTTCCGACATGAGGATCAATAGCATAAATCGTAAGATCAGGATTAGACCTACAAAGTTCATCATTCATCCAGAAAGTGGTTCCACCTTCAAATACACCAATTTCGATAATAGTATTTGGAATACCAAAAGCATTGATTAACTGAGCAATATTTCTCTTTGCTCCACCCAACCCATTACCATAATTAAAGTCCATAGTAAATTTGTACATCAATATTCCAATCTATCATTTCGCTTGGTTGTTCTACCTTCAATGGGTCTAGCTTTAATTGTAGTATCATTTGTTGCATTAGTATTATCATCATAAGCATAAAGACCCTGATGAGTAATATTGAATAGGTCTGCCCTAAGCATAATATCTAGTGGAGCAGATATTCCTTCTTTTATAACATATGAAAGAAGATTCTTTGCCATTGTCGGATCGATAGAATATGCGTGGGCTCTGCAAATGAAATGGTAATTTGGCCCTTCAGAAGCATGAGGTGGAATTGGATAAATCTGCCAATTCTGCTTTGCCCATTCTTGACCACCAAGATATATGATTGAATTGAACGAATCGTGTGACTCAAACTTCTTGAGCATAATAGAATCATGCTCAAGAATAACTATTGGTTGATCAATTCTAGCACAATGAGCCCAAAGACTAATGTGACTCAATGCGCAAGCCACTTCACCACGAGTAAGATAATGATCCGTAACCTTGACTATATTACTTATAGTCTCGGTTTTGCCGTGTTCTGGAGCTATAATATTATTACCAGTTCCATCAAAAGCATCCCATACTCTATATGACATCGAGACTTTGTCACAAGATTCTTGACATCGCCTCGATATCTTTTCTGATTGTTGGTGGCCTTTTACTGTGATGATATATGCATGATCTACTTTAGTATTATGACTATAAAATAACGACTTCATTCAATACTCTTTTCAATTCTTCATTATCTATCCGTCCTGGCTTATGGGTTTGTACCAATAATCTCATAGATAATGCTACATTATTAAAATGATTCAGTGCATAATTCAATTCTTCTTGAGTAATCTTTCCTGAACTGAATTTATTTTTCCAAGGTGTGGTATAATCAAATTGAATATCACAGATTTCAATGTCCATATCATGCTCAAAAGCAAGCAGAGAATCTGATTGGCCTTGTCTTACTCTTTCAATAAGCATTCTCTTATTGAATAGATTAAACATCCCTAGAGTAATCAGGCGCTTGTGTGTCAGATCATCTAGTGCAGTATCGCATCTCCAATGAGGAACTTGTACTTCCCAAATTGCACCATTTTCTGATACTCGATACATTTCCTTTAGAATATTAATAAAGTCTTCATTGCTATCACCAAGATGTTCAAGAATATCCTTGGCTACAATGTGATCGAATTCATTATCTTTCCAAGGCCAAGGAGTAATGTTTAGGTCTACGCTTTGGTCTGGTGAAACTAGATCAGACTTATCGACATTCACAAAACCATTTAGCTTTTGAAGCCCACATCCTAGATTTAGTTTCTTATAAGCACGGTCTTCATTTGGCATATCAATATGCTTTAGGTTGAACTTTTCTTCTAGTTCAGCATAAAGCTTTTGGAAACAACCATTCCAAGTCTTAGCCTCGTCTTGTCTGAATACTCTTACACACTTATAATAAGGAGAAGTATCAGCATCTGGTGATCCAGGAGTCCATGTATGATATGGAAGAATTGGAGTGATAACCCAAGTTTCCTTACCCATTGCTGCAGCAATATGAGCAATAGAAGTACACGATGAAATCACAATATCTAGATTAGAAATTGCAGCTAGAGTATCTTCCCAAGAAAGTAGGAAGTGTTGAAGATCAGCTACGCCTTCTGGAAGTGCTAATAGATTATGATCTCTTTGTAAACTATAGATTTGTAGTTCATCATACTTGACAAGATTAGTAATAAAATTTTCTGGGAACTTGCGGAATTGTTGATGCTCAAATTTTGGATTACCAGCCCAACGAATACCCACCTTAATCTTTTCAGAGTTGATCATAGTCTTCCAGACTTCTACAGATTCGGGTCTTGGAGATAGATAAGGATCATTTGGGAAGTTATCAAAGGTATGTCCCGCAATCCAACCAGCAGAGAATCCTGGAACCCAGAAATCATGCGGAACTGTATGGGCTTGATTACGAAGGATTACGCCATCAACCCCTTCAATACGTTCAAACACAGATACCAGTTCTGGAGCCGCAGCAATATAAACTGCTTTTGCGCCCATCTTCTTAAATGATGTAGCAAATCGAGCATGAATAATCTCATCACCATAACCACCTTCTAGTGATACGATAATAGATTTATCGGTGATATCGTGCTGTTCTGGATTAAAAATTGGAGCTTGAGTATAGAGTGGGGGAGAACCGTAGACATTTAAATATCGTCCATGTTCAAGCAACTGACATCCCGCTTGATAATCTCCATCATTAATAATGAACCAGCCTCTATTGAAGCAATGTCTAAACCAAATATCTTCAGTACTATTTCCCCGAACATCTTTTAATTGTTCTGGTCCACCCATTTCAATTTTATCTGAAATATCTCTTGCTTCGTTGTGCTTACCTTCTAGTTGTAGTTTAAGCATCAAATCAATGTCGTGCATAGTAATTCCTTTATCATGTTTAGTGTATAATATATCAAATTAAAAATAATGTCAACTATTATGTTGTACTAATAACTCCAGTATGAATTTCAGAAGCGGCTGTTGTAAGTGGAGAACTAGATGCTATTTGTGTTGGAGATCCCATATAATGATTTTCAAGTGCTAATTGTTTATTAAGATTATATCCCCAACCGTATAATACATTATTATTTATACCAACAGAATAGTTAGCTCCAGCAGAGATATTTGACCATGTAGAAGCTGAACCAATTTGTGTTGGAGATATAACAGTGTTTGTGAGAATATATTGTGCATTATCAGCAGCAACTTGTACTGGTGATGATTTAGTAACAATAGTATTATCACCCAATTGACCACCAGTATCTAATCCCCAACCAAATAATATATTATCTGATCTAAAAGCAACAGTATGAGATAAACCAGCTGACAATTGAGTCCAAGATGAAGAACCAATTTGAATTGGAGATACTGCAAAAGGAAAGAGTCCTACTTGTACTGGTGATGATCTATGAACAACAGTACCATCACCCAATTGGCCTTGACCATTACCCCCCCAAGTCCAAAGAGTATTATCTGATCTAATAGCAACTGTATGAGTTCCACCAGCAGATACTAACGACCAAGAACTAGTTCCCACTTGTACTGGTGATGATCTATTAACAAGATCATTTAATCCTAGTTGGCCATAATAATTAGTTCCCCAAGTCCATAGAGTGTTATCTGATCTAATGGCGGTTGTATAAAAATAACCAGTTGATACTAAAGTCCAAGAACTAGTTCCTACTTGTACTGGTGATGATCTATGAACAGTATCATTTAATCCTAGTTGGCCATAAGTATTATTTCCCCAAGTCCAAAGAGTATTATCGGATCTAATAACGGTTGTATG